GGTCTGATTAAGCAGGACCTCGATCTCCTCGTTCCACTCCCTGATCTTTTTCTCGTACGATCGAATGGTCTCCTCGTTGGCACCACGCATATCGGTCACGTACTGTTCTTGCAGGTTGATCTTCTCGCGATTCAGATCGATCGAATGAGTAACCTCTTTAATCTCTTCGCGCAGACTCGACAACTGCCCCTTCAGTATTTCACGCATACGCGAAAACACCTGAATATCAAGCAGATCTTCGATGACCTCGCGGCGTGATTGGGCCGGCAGTTGCATGAATGGGGTGAACGACGAGGACCCAAGGACGACAATCTGGTGAAAGGACTTGTGGTTGAGCTTGAGGATCGTGCTCTCGAGGAAGTTCTGATAGTCACGCGAATTGGCTGACTGATCGATCATCTCACCGTTCTGGTAGATCTCAAACTTGTTGGGCTTGATTCCCCGAACGACAGTGAACTGACTGCCCGACACCGTGAAGGTCACCTCGACAAGGGTTCCTTTGCCGTTCACGGTATTGACGAGCTGACCCTTCTTGATCGATCGGTGCGGTTTGCCAAACAGGGCAAACGACAGGGCATCGATGAGTGTTGACTTACCAGCCCCGTTCTCTCCCGTAATCAGGGTAGACCTATGCGAATCGAGCGACAGCTCCGTAAAGTTGTCGCCCGTCGATAAGAAGTTCTTCCACCGAATGCTCTTGAACTGGATGCTCATTGTGCGGCAGCGACTCCTTCAAAGATGCGGATACCGTTTTGCGAAATGACAAAGTTGTTCGGCAACTCGTACCCAAGGGACTCGTACTGATCACGGACCGCAATGGCTGCTTTCTTCGCGGCAATCAACTCGCGGGTCTTTTCGTACTCGATGTCAGTGAACAGTAGATCAACCATATCGATGAACAACTCGAGATCAAAACGGGAGTTCTCGTCAAAGCCGTCGAGGCCAAACTCGTGGACAAAAGTGTTGACATGGGGATTGGTCAATAGGCTCATAATCAGTGTCTCTCTCTGTATCTCTCAATTCATAGACAGTATCTCATTCATCGGCAGTACTGTCAAGCCGAACATTCCTCGGATTGTGCTTCGATGTACACCTCCCGCATCATTTGCTTGAGCCGGTCCTTGTCAAGATCCGTGTCACTCACCGACTCGACATACGAGTCAATAAGGGTAGGTGTGTCGTCGACCTGAACATCTGTATCTTCATTTATCTGAACGTTCTCGCCAAGATACCCATCAAGGTTCTCGACGATCTTGAGATCGTGTGCGCCGGCGTCCTGTATCTGCTGGACAAACTGATCAAAGTCATTGGTGTCACCCGACTTGTGAACGACCATGACCTTGACGTACTTGCCCCGAACACTCGATGGATCAACCTCGTTCACCCCATCGTTCTCGTCATAGTACATCTTATGGAACAGGGTGTACGGGTTTCTTACTTGTTCGATCTCGCGAGTATCCGTCTCGATGATATGAAAGTACTTGGGATCATGGGCATCGGCCCATGTGAACTCATTCTGTGAGCCAAGGTACCGGATATTCCCGCGCTCGGAACCCGAGTGGTAATGGCCCGACAGGACCTGCTCGTACCGATCAAAGATCGATGAGTCCATACCATGGGTCGCCTTGACGCCCCGCATCATGTCAAATCCCACGATCTCAAAGTGGCCGGCGAGCCAGTTTGACCGACACTTTGACTGAATAAACCGAAGGCACTCTTCCTCGTTCTCCTGATTGATCCATGGGACAAGACCAATCTCCATGGAACCGTACACCATCATTTCGGGCGACTCGATGATATGAATGTTGTTGAGGAAATACCCAAGCATCTCCTTTAGGGAGTTGAGCGAGTTGGTCGACTTGTAGTACGCGTCATGATTGCCCGGGACGATGTCCATGAGGAGCCCATTGTCTCTAAGGGGATCGAGGAACATCTTTCGTGCCTCGTGCTGGGTTCGCACGGAGATCGACTTTCGATTGTCGTACAGATCACCAAGGTGGAGGATCTGTTTGATCCCACGTTCCTTGAGTGTCGGGAAGAAAACCTTGGTGAAGAACTCGCGCTGATTCTCAAAGATTACATCAGAGTTGCCACGGGCGCCAAAATGGGTGTCATTCAGGACTGCGATCTGCATTACCGTTTACCTTGCTGTGTCAGTTTGGCTCGTAGCTCTTCCATCTGTCGAAGTGTTTCCTGACCCGTCTCACTTTGCAGTAATGCGTGTAGGTCAGTCTTCATTCCACCATTTGAGTCGGGATAAACCCACTCAGGGATTTTATCAACGGACTCATTCACCTTCTTCTTCATGATTGTCTTCTCGTTCCTTTTCCTGTCGCTTGTACTCACGTTCAAAATCTTTGATGACCTGATCCCGATAGTGGACCTGATCGATCCGTTCTCTTAGTGACTCGACAAACGATGTGTTCTCTGAGTTGACGACACCGTCATTGGTCATCTCGATAAAGTCTTCGAGGCCCGACTGTCCGATATACTTGGACCGGATGTCGTGCTGGCGCTTTTCCCTTTGGAGTCTGCGCAGAAAAGCATAATACGATATCTGAGTGAAGTATGCAAATGCGTTGGGGTTACCCGACCGAGTTGCCGTATCGATATTATAATTCTTCACTGCCTTGAGACAGTTCTCTACTGCATCCATCACCATCTCCTCTCGATACGTGTACCGAACGAAATTTGATTTGTGTGACAGACCTTCTGCTATCTTGAGAAAGCACTCGGCAATATAGTTGGATACTTCGGGTGGCGTATCCCCAGCAGCATCGGCCTCATTGACTGCCTTGACGTGCTGAACAACGGCCTCAGAGAAATCTTTGTTATTGACGTAGTGGTGGGGACTTCGCTTTTCGACTGGCATTGCGACTCCATTACTTAAGTAGTTGATTATTATATCAAAGTGAATGATTTATTACAAGGGGGTTGACTTACTTTTACTCTTCCTGTACAATGAATCCTGTCGGTCACCGGGGGTGAATACACACGTCGTTTAATGAATCTTGTCAGACCCAATATCAGTAGTGAATGTAAGACGATCATCAAGATCAGCATCATCAAGAATCTCACTTAGAGACCCATCGTCTACTGCCCCATCACTCATTACAGTTTCATCACCAGTACCACTGGTACCAATAGTTGATGCAGCAATACTCACATACCGATGTTTGGTACCTTCATCACATTCAGTATGAGAGAGAACATGAGAAGGGTTAACAAAGCAGTATGGGTACTTGGAGATTGGTTGCCACTCATGAAACAAGAAAATCGTACGATCAGTTCTTTCAATGATCTCAATACGCATTGGTCGTGACAGTACGATCAGTGCTTCATCAAGACCGAGTTCCTCGACCTCTGATGGGTCAACAACAATACCAACTACATCATCACCAGATGACAGTTTGAAATGTCGAATATTGATATTATCAAGGGATGCGTCTTCGGGTGTGTCACTCATACTATAATCTCACTTATCATCAGTTATCTTGAATTGATCGATCGTATAATCGAACTGCTCACGTGCATAAATCTTGATTCGCTCACCTGCATGGTTGAGGGTGTAGTTGCGGTAACTGTCCCCTATATGTAGGTCATCAGCAATATCGTACACCACGGTCCTACGTCCATCGTCTGACACTCGGAGACCACGGCCAATGGCCTGTAGTACACGAATCTGTGACTTGGACGGTGAGGCAAATACAATATTGTGGATGTTACGAATATTTATACCCGCGGAAAATGTGCCAATAGAGGCAACGATGACCGAGTCATTTTCCTTTTCGGTTATAGTGCGTACCTGTTCACGTGACTCGACATTCGTCTCACCGGATACATAGAATATCTTGCGATCATCTGAACAGACATCTCGGATTGCCTTAAAGAGAGGCTTACCGTGCTTGTCTACATACTGAAAGAGGACAAGGGTGTTGCCCGATAGTTTGGACACCAGCTCGGTGATAAACTCAGTGCGAGGAGGATACTCGACAATAAAGTCAATCTCCTCGTGATACTTAGATCCCTTGAGTTGCTTCCGAGTTCCGTGTGGGTAATCAAGAATACACACTTGTACTTTTAGGTCCGCCAAGGCACCCGAGTCCATCAACTCGCGAGTCGTTGTCACATACTTGAGTGGACCAAACAGACCTTCGAGGACAAGTTGATTGGTCTCCGAACCATCAAGGGTACCGGTCAGCCCAACTCGATAATCGGTATTCGTCATCTTGGTCATGATCGAGGTAAGGGACTTGGCCTTAAAGTTATGAGCCTCATCGCCGATCACACAACCAAACTGAGAGAACCATGCCTTGGGCATCTGGTAAATGGACTGCCATGTTGACACGACGACCGGGAATCCAGTCACATCTTCTCGCTCGCGACCACCGTAGATACCATGACAGTCGACCGTCGGATCAAACAGCGAGTCATTCTCGGCATACTGAGAAAAGTCAGATATCATCTGTTCGACGAGCGAGGTCGTTGGTACAACAAGGAGTACGGGTTTTCTGTGGTTGTATAGGTAATACCGAATGATCAGGTAAATGATCAGCGACTTCCCCGATGCCGTTGGGGAGAGGAGGAGTGCCCGTCGGTGCGTGAGTGCATACTCGACGGCCTTGAGCTGGTAGTCCCTCGGGACGATACGCTCACCCCGCGCGGACACTGATAAACCCTCGACAAAAGACATATCGACACGGTCAACGGCAAGTGGAGGGCCATTAGAATCATCGATTTCGATCTCATACCCAAACTCCTGTGCAAAGGAACATATATGGGGGAACAGACCCGCGTAGATTGTGTTGTTCCGCGAGTTAAAAAGACGAATCTTTCCATCCCACTTTCGCGCCTTGAATGCGGGCATGAATTTATACCCCGGGGCATAAAACTCAAACCGCTCGGACAACTCGGCGAGTGTCGACTTATCGGGACACGAGATTTGGAGATGGACCTCGTCTTTTTTACTGATCGTTAACTTAGATGCCATTAGATCCCCGAAGTGAACTTCTTCCACTCGATAATGTTTTTGATATTCTGATGACGCCACCGGATGTTAGAGATAATCTCTTCGAGGACCGAAACCAGCTCTTTGGTGTAATCGATCTGGCCCTTTGCTTTTTGGATGTCGGGATCGGCGTCATAGAACTTGTTCATGTCACCCTTCAGGACCTTGAGACCTTCGAGTGGGTCGTACGACCACCCCCGAGCCTCGATGTCCTCTTTCGGCATTTTGCCGTTATAGTGAAGCCATTTATCTTTTAGGAGGGTGTCGAACTCGGCTTCCCGTCGTTTGAGTTGTAGGCGGGCAATCGACAGCATCTCTAGGTACTTGGAGTGGAGACCCGCAGACTTGCTTGATTCTTCATCAAGGTTCAGTTGATCGATCTCCGAGTCGTCTTTCCACATCTCAAGCACGTCTTCGATTCGCAGGGCCATAATATAATCCTCACTGGTTCATACTGTATTGGTGTCTGTATTTATACCTGTCTCTGCTGCCGGTTGATATGCGAGTTGAGCATCCACCCGTGTTTTTTGTGGGCACGAAGCCGGTTGACCAGTAGATCGGCAATGTCCTCGGCACCGATCGAGTTCGCTTCCTTGAGCGCAATCTTGATGATCCGAATGAGAACGTCATTGTCCTTTGCCAGATTACTCATCTGGGCACCCGGGTCAGTGACCGGATCATCGTCCTCAGAGATCTGTGACAGGTCCGAAAACTCGTCAAGTGAACCGACGGGGAATGAACCGAGTGACCGGATCGCCTCGGCAATGATATCGACGTGTTCGTACAGCTCCTCGTACAGCTCTTGGTAAAACTCATGGTGCGAGTAGAAGTGCGGGCCCATCACGTTCCAGTGATACCGCTGTGCCTTGACTGCAAATCCAAAGGTTGAGGACAACAGGACATTAAGATCTTGTCTGAGCATAATTTACTGGACCTTAAAATATGAGTAGTTAAATGAGACCGACGCGACAAGGTATTCGATGTCCGTGACCTTGGCATCAAAGTCAAGTGTCGACAGGCTCGTGGGGTACGCGTCAATGAATTTGATTTCCCGGGATATGTTGTTGTGTGAGTTCAACACAAGGAGTGACATATCTCGAGTCTTATTTATGTTGGGTGTGTCCGGCTCGATTGCCATACCGAGAATCCAGTCATGGATCTCCGTGTAGTTGACCAGATCCTCGTCAACAAGGAATGTGGTTTCAAAGTTCTCGTACCGAACCTTGTCGCCCGGGATTTCGATTGTCCGCTGTGGTGTCTGAAACGTCGTTGCATCGACGGCAATCTCGGGGATCGATGCCGTCTGGATATTGAACTGCGCGTTTGGGTACTTGAGAGAATCGATCACCAATCGAAAACCGGCCGGCGAAACGAATGTTGTCTGGTCGAGTAGTGTCGATGTCCGTGTCTCTGTAAAGTCTACGTTCTTCTCGTACGGCATTATTCAGACCCCTCAATGTCTTCATTATCTGACACAATTTTTTCGAGGTGGAGGTACGGTATCCGTTCGTTGGGCACGTACCGCCAGTAATGATTGATCTTCATGGAGTTGGCGTTCGTTCGGTAAATACCAAATACGGTCTGCGAGAAACCGATCTTGACGATGATCGCGCGCTCACCATCCAGAACGACCTCGTCGCCCTCATGAAACTGACCATTGAACTTAAAGGCCATGCCCTTGGCGATTTTGCCGGCCGTGTCTTTGAGCCACAGGGACGCAATCAGGGCAACGGCCCCTGACACAAACGGTGTAATCCACTCTGTTATTTTATCTTCCATACCTCTATTTATAAGTGTTGACATCCATACGATGGTTAGATATACTGCATCTGTTGGTTGAGAGAAAAGAGATTCACAAGAGAGGTAAGACGACATGATTAACACGAACATCAAAAACCTGCCCGAGAACGGTAACTACTTCACCGAATACGGTTACAGTGACTGTAATCCTTGGGTTGAGGTCAAGCGCACTGCCAAGACCGTGACGGTCGCACCGGTTCTGGTCAAAGCCGATCCGGACTGGAAGCCCAATTTCATCCCGGGTGGTTTCGCTGCCCACTGTGAGAATCAGGGCGAGCAGACTTGGTTGTACGATGGTGTCGACGAGTCCGTGACCCGCACGATTCGGATGACCAAGAAAGGATGGGGCTACCGAGGCATTCAGTTCGGTGAAAACAAGGCCCGCCGCTTCTATGACTACAACTTCTGATTCGACAAGATGGGGCTTCGGCCCCATTCTTTACCTTAAAGGGATATTGACATGTTTGGAATATTTAAACTGATCAAATTTTTGTGGTCTCTGGTCGACCCTGCGAAAAACGCGTTGTCAAATGCGCCTCTTGAGTGGAAGTGGCTCGTGACCAATATACTCGCTTTTATGTGGTGCGTATCATTTGGAATCTATATTGGCGAGTATATGACAATCGGGTATTCGATCGTCGGTCACATGGCACTGATCACGATGTGTTTTGTCACATACTGGACCATGACGTACAGTAAGAAACAGTTTGATAACACCGAGGAAATGAAATGACTGAAGATGCAGTTAGATACAACGCGAATCAGAACATTGATCAGGACACGTACGATGACTTTGTTGCCGAGGGGAATATCTTTCTGGACCATCTTGATGAGTGGTACGAGCAGTTTAATGGGCGGAGTCCAGAAGAATCTGATTATATTCAGTCTGCTCGACGAAGTGTTATGGACGCGATCGAATCACTGTACCAAGCGAAGGGGGTAAATGACCGAGCATTTCGAGACAAGAAAGTGGGGAACGGTCAGTAGTCCACACAAAAAAAGGGGACCCGAAGGCCCCCTTTTACATCCAATTGGTAAGGCCGATTAGCCCTCGCCGAGGATGTTCTCGATCTTAAAGATACGGTAGTACTCGTTACCACGGACCGGACCGACGTTATCCACGGGAGTGGAGTTGCCAGTCGAGGTACCGACGAACGGGTTGGCGACCATGCCATACCGTGTCTTAAAGCCGATTTTCGGCTGGAAAGTTTCCTCACCGACCGCACGAACCATGGTGAGAGGCACGTATGGGCAGTAGAAGATACCAGCGTCGTATGGGTTAGTACCACGGTAACCAACAGTGATGTAGTTGACAGTTGTGTACGGATCGATGTACACCTTCATGCCACCTGACAGCGTACCGACAAAGGTGTTACCCGTGTCGTCAACCTGAAGGTTGCTGTTCGAGCTCAGGGCCGGATAGTTGTTGAGCATACCCGTTGCCGACAGAGCAGCCGCGACGTCCGATGAGCAGAGGACAAAGTTGCCCTTACCGCGACGGGTGTCTTTGGCGATCTGGTTGGCTTCGCGCTGAAGCTGAACAAGCATTCCCTGATACTTCTCTGAGCTCCACCGGCCATCGGCGTCGACATCAAGGTCAAACACACCGGCGGTCGTGAGATCAGACTGCTGGGCACCGAGCTTGGCACGTGAGTTGATCGTACGGACCATCTCGCGGTTGATCTCGGCCAGAATTTCTGCCGACAGGATGTTGGCAAGCTCAGACTCGGCGTCAAGGCCGTGAATGCTCTTGAGATCCTGTGCCAGTTCCATCGTGTACTCGGCCTTCAGCGCGCGTGTGCGAGCAGTAACCGTGGCACGTTCGATGGTGAATGACATCTCACCAAACTCGTTGGCCGAACTGTCACCAAGGGCCTCACCTTCGGCAGTGGTCATTGCCTGACCGAAACCGAAGTTATCGGCAATGTCGTTGCCATCGGAGTCAGTCGCCGCACCAGCACCCTCGAGGGACGAGGAATCACCTGAGTGAACGCCATTCTTCTCGTTCTGAGTCAAGCCATTGAAGCTGGATGACGCATAGTCGGTCTCGGCTTCGTTGAACAGGGCCTCAGTTGAGTTTAACCGTGTGGCGGCATCGTTGTACCGGCTCTTCATTGCAAAGATAAGACCAGTAGGTCCTGACATGGGCTGAACACCAGCAATGTCATATGCAATGAGGTTGGGCATCGAGCGACGAACCAACGAAATCAGGATCGGGTCCCAGTTGTTGATACCGGCGCCAGTTGAGTTGGTCGGTGCATCCTCGGAAAGATACTGCTGATGACCACGCTCTTCGGCCAAATGCTTCTCAGTGTTCTCGAGAACCTGAGCAATAACGCCGCGCTTGTAGTTATCGTTAAGAGCGGGAGCTTCGTTGGCCTCGAGGACCGGCTTCCACTTACTAAGATTTTTTTCTGAACTAAACATTTTGGATACTCTCCTTACGGGATTTTTTTACGTGTTGGATCTTGAAATGGCATCAAGATACCGGGCCATCGAACCAGAAACCTCGGTGGTCTCCTCGTCGGTCTGTGCCTCGGAGTCTTCTGCCAAAAGGTCGTCGTTACCACTGATCGGCTTGTCTGTTCCAAAGTATGACTCTTTGAGGGTCGAGATCTTTTTCTCAAAAGTCTCTTCGCTGTCAAAGTCAAGGTCTTCGGAAAGTGAACGAAGCC